GCCGTTCCATGTTCTGATAGAACCTACCGCCTTCTTTTGTGGCGTTACTCATTGCCAAGGTAAGTTCATTAAATCCTATTCTTCCGGCTGCTATATCCGCGTCAAGTTGTGCAGTAGATTTTCCCAAAGCCTCTGCCATGTCCTGCATACTGAACCCTGCATTTGTTAGCTGCCGGATAGTTCCTTCATTTACTTTTCCCGATACAGATACTTTGGTCAGAACACTTGAGAGCGCGTTAAAGTTTTCGGTAGAACCGTCCGCTATATCGCCGAGGACATTTATAAAACCGGAAGCACTGTCTGCTTCCATGCCAAGGTTACGAAGATTTTTATATGCGTCAACTAAATTCCCTGTTCCAAAAAGAGGATCAGCCGTTGTATCACGAAGTTTTTCGAGAACCGCCGCTGCGCTGTCAGCGTCTCCGGTAAATTTTTGTATTTGGTTCCGGTACTGTTCCATTTGCCCGGTTTGTTCGAGAATATTTTTTGAGATCCAACCCATCCCAATAGCAGCGGCAGCGGCAGCTATTTTCCAAGCCATGCCAATACCTTTTGTCGCTGTCGCCAGCTTATTGGTTTTTTCTTTTGTGGCATCTAGTTGTTTGTCATATTTTTTTACCGGGGCATCATCTAACTTGAAACCCAAAACGGTAACAAATTCTCTGACAGTCATGGCTTAATCATTGCCTCCACCTTTCTTTCTCTCGAATTCTTGTAAACCGTCCAATGCCGTGTTCATATCAGATGACATATCCAACATGGCATTTGCTTGTAAAAGGTCTTCATAAGTCCACTTGTATCTCAAGTCATCGAGCGGTGTTCCTTTTTCCTGCCAGATACGCCATATCAGATATTCGTCTTCTATCCCTGGGTCAAGTTTTCCGATGTCTCCGAGTTGTTCGATTTTTCGGTCTCGGTCTCGCTTGCCGGTTCGGAAGAAAGTGTTTCCTTTATTGACTTTCCAATACTCCGAACCGTCTTTTCGAAAAAATCAGGATAATTCGCCTCAAGAACAAGCAGTAGAACCGGATAAATCGAAAACAGCCTTCCAGAGAAAACGTCATTCATTGAATTGTCGAAATGTGCAGCATCGAACTGTCGCGCAAACCCTTTTCCTGTTTTCGTATCCTTCCCTTTGGCGACAAGATTTGCAAACATTCTTTTTATGAGATTGACGAAGCTGTCTTCATCAAGTTGGGAAGTAAGCGTTTCAATCGTTTTAGAAAACGAGTCTCCGTCAATCTGCATATCAGGTGCAAGTTCACCTTTTTTTGTAAGCACATTTTTCAGTGTTCCGACCATCTGCCCCAATGCCGGGCCGAAAGTTCTTAATAAAAATGCTTTCAGCCGAAGTGCCTCGACCGCCATAAACGGCGCGACAGAAAATTCAATTCCGTCAATAGTCTTTGTTTTATTCATAGCCATCCTCCATGAATGTTATTTGATTAGACAGGAATACCGCCACGATTATCCGTGGCAATAGGACCCGTATAGAAAACCCACGCTCTGTCGGTTACTTCCGCGCCATATTCCCATGAATCGGGAACCTCAACCCACGCCTGTGGCCAGAACATCAAGGTTACTCCGTTCAAATCCGTAATGGATAAGGGGAGCAGATTGTGTCCAGTTGCTTTGTCTACCTGACTCATAGCCGACAGGTAATTGTTGGAAAGGCTGCTTTGCTGCAATGTAACCGTCACATCGTTACATCTGTTGGCACTCTTTGAACGAACGGTTTCGCCGTCCGCGCCAGTTTTGCGCGTGAACGCTTTTGCCGCTTGAGCAATGCTGATGAATGTTCCCTCTGCCCAACCACCCAAAGGTGTGCCGCCAAATGTCATAATGACTTTCTCCGGGTCATAGGTAAGTAATAAAGGATTACCAGGCATATTTCTTCCTCCTCATTTTTACGACAGGGTTATAGTCCCTTCGATTGCTGCTTTGTGGATCGCCCCAGATACCGGCGCACGGAATTTTACATCGGGGAGATTTCGTTCTGCTTTATCACTGTCAGGAACCTCATCAGCAGTAGGAGCGTCAATAGTGTAAGCACCCTTTTTCAGAATCTTGTATTTCACCCCTTCATCGAGACCGGCGCGAACCATGTCCACGAGAGAAGTGATACCGTCATCCTCAAAAGGAACTTTGTCCTGTTGAACCAAAGGAGTGAACACAAGGTTTTGAATCCGCGCCTTGAGCCAATCCAGACCGTGAATAATGTCAATGTATTCGCCGCTGCCGACCTTGCCCCACCGGGTAATCGGCATACTCGCCACGCGGGTATAGATCATGGCGTTTTTGTCGGTGATTCTTTTTCTCTGTCCGGCAGAGAGTTTCACCGTTGGTACGGCGTTCAGCCCTTTCAAAGCCCAAGTTGCGCTGCCGGGGTGTTTTGTAAGCAGTTTGCCAAATAACGCTGCCACAGGGAACGGATCGTTCGCTTTTTCCACGTCAGGGTGATAGAAACAGAAAACGCGGTCGATGTTGTTAATCATTAAGAAATCNGCAATATCTCCGGTTGTTTCATTCACAATAGTGGGATCGCTGGAAGCAATGCCGCCGAGTTTCTCATTGGCTTGAATCCAGAGAGCAACTTCAATTTGCTCTTCCATCGTTACCGCATGAGCTTCGGTTGCGTACCATTCGTTGTTCTCATCGTTACACGCTGTGAGAGCATCGTCCCATGTTTCATCAGGGAACTTGATACCGACATAGACTTTTCCGATGTGCGGCGATTGTGAAAACTGCGCCTTCGCATTCCGGTAAATCCATGAAAGGGAAGAAAAACCAGCTTCCTTAATTTCTCCGAGGCTACCGAAAACATGAACTCTGTGAGCCTGATCGAAAACAGGGGTAATCCCTTCTGGATTGAAAGTATCAATAATGAACTTTTCAGAGAAGGATGCCATTGAAGGAACGCTAGTTTGCCTATTGATTGTTACATTAACAATCTCATCTAATTCAGCCATAGTAACCTCCGTTAATTTTCTAAGGGTGAAAGCGAAGGTATTTCCTCTGGGATAACCTTCACATGTTCTATCCACCCCGGTTTATTTGTCACTACACGGATAAAGGAAACGCGAATATCAAACCGCGCTCTACCTACCATTTCCGTATCGCCTTGTTCTCCAACCTCGGTTACATCGGTCAGCTTCCGCACAACCAGATTCCTTTTCCGAAGGAAGGATTTATACTTGCCAATGAAAATTGAATCAAAAATTGTTTGAAGTAAATCAAACGACCCAGACCCAATTCCATGCACAGTAATTGTTTTCTCGGAGTGAGCGTATATTTTCATCTCCCCGGTTTCCGGTTTGACCTTTGACCGCGAAGGAGACCCTGGACGCTTGCCTCCTACAAATTGCAGCATGATAAACGGTGGATCAGGTCGTACTCCGTTTTTATTCGCGTATATGACCGTATCCTTTCTACCGTTATCCGCAACAACCTTTTCAATCCATTCCGCGAGCGTTCTCTCAAGGTATTTACGTTCCTCAATCATCATCTTGCTGCTGCTCCTGTTGTTTTTCCTTAGGAGGAACTCTGGTACAAATAAGTTCCCAATGGGGAGCTAAACCGTTATCCCATTTCGAAGCAACGCTCACTTCGTATTCTTTACCCTCCCAAATAATACTGTCACCGCTGGTTTTGCTTTCTTCATCAGCAGCGGTAAAATCCAATTCGATAGGAGCAAAAACCTTATAAGCCTCGCGGCTTCTTTTTCCTTCCGGCAGAATTTGTAAATCCTTACCGCTTGCCGCTTGCCATGACCCCAAAAATGGGGTTGGAGGTTTATCATCTCCTTCAACCCAATCACCTAACACCCATTTACCCGGCGCATGAGAAACTTTGATAAGGCTCACGCTTCGGAAAAAACTCATTATCCTTCCGCGCCGTCCCCGGTGTTCGGTACGAGTTCGGGTATTTCGTTTTCGTTGGTAACTTCCGCGCCGTCCCCGGTATCGGCATCATCATTACCTTCGTCTTCATCGCCGGAAGGTTTCTCGGAGGGTGTTTCTTCGCCCTTCGGGATAGTCATTCCGCGTTCAATAGTTTCGTCTTTCACCTCGATTTTTTCTTCAAAGGTGAGACTTCCGGTATCAATGAGGCGTTTTCCCCAGGGAGATTTTGCGACAGATAACGCTTCATCTTTTTCCATTTCGCCCTTGCCGGGTTCAATGAAAATCTTTTTTCCTCCGGCGAGTATGAACTGCCGGGATTTAATTGTTGATGTGTACTTCATCCTAAACCTGCCATATTAACGCCCATCGTTGGACGTGATTTTATTAGAGCGAGTAACTGCTTCCCATATTTGGTTGTATCCAATCCACTTGAATCGCTTGCAGGGTTAGTCGCAAAGCTGATTGACAAACCACCTTCGCTCATACTCGCAACCTGTCCAAGCCCCATAACAGAGTTACCGCTATTGCCGCCGCCAGAAATTAAAAAAAGATGACAAGCACGGTAAGCAACAGCGTGTGGATACGTTTTCCCAAAGAAGCCCTTATCAGTAACCTCGGTTGCCATCTCGACAAACACCGACAGGGATGGACTGCCGGATAGTTCCGGACAGATCGCCGCGATTATCTGATTCGGGCTAAGGGACATAGTTAATCGTTCTCCCCATCGTCTTCGTTGGGGCCATCGTCATCGCCGCNACCCGCGCCCTCGGTAATNTCAAGGTCGTCATCATTACTGCCATCATCATTGCTGTCGTCTTCCGTTGGTTCGTCATCGGTGAGGTCTTCGGTGTCATCATCGCCCAGGGCTGCTTCGCNGCCTTCCTTGTCGATCTCTTTTTGGAGTTCGTCAGGGTCAATGTTCAGCTTACGCATACGCTTTGTGACGGCGAGAAGAACCTCATCGCGAGTTTCTTCTTTGAACCACTTTTTCAGGGTGGCAGGGTTGTGGCATTTCGCGATAATGTCGCGAGCGATATTTGCCGGAACCTCGCGAAGACTCCGCGCTTTACCGGATTTGTTTTTTTTGCTCTCCACCGTGATTTGAACAATTTCCTTGTTTTTAATCTCCGTTGTGATGAGAGGCTTTATCGCCTCCCACTCATCATCGGAGACCTCGTTTGTTCCCGGCAGGAGCATAACCGTGTTCCGGTTGTAGCTTTTGGGGTTTTTAAGATCGGGTATCAAAGGGATACACTTAACGTGTTCTACCTTTGGTTTGTATCTGATAAGCATAAATCCATCCTCCACGCTTATGAGTTAAACTCCGTCCGCATACGCGAACGCCATTGGGTAATACATGATTGATCCTGCACATTCGGAATGGCAGGGAATGGTTATCTCCATTCCTTCATGTTCTTCTTCAAGCTGCTCGAACGGTGTCGGCATTTCCCATGTGATGTGTTCTTCATCGAGGCTCGCGACCATGATACGGTCTGTGCCGCCAACGCCGATTCCGCTCAACTCGTTCAGCCATTCAATCCGCGTGATGGTGTCGTAGTTGTCCTTGATGTACTTCAAAAGGGTGATGGTGTTGTCGCCGAGCCGGGTGTGTACCAATCTCCGGTACGCGGCTTGAGGCAGCAGGAGAGTATTCGCTTCTTCGCGCCCTGATGTCGGGATAGCAACCGCGTCAAGCAGAATGTCGATGTCGCGGAGAATCTGATCCACGGATTTGGTCGCCCAACGCTTTGAGCCTCCGGTTCCGTCCGCAGGGAGCGATGTCTCGGTCATGCCGGGATAGTCCAACATACCGCGAGTTCCGTCCTCGGCAGAAGAAAGCAAAGCCATTTTGTTGGCTTTCTCGTCATGCGCCCGGCGAGCGGTTACGGCGCGGCGTTGATCAAGATTTTTTCCGCTCCGCATAGACATACGGATTTCTTTGATGTTGAAACCGTAGCTGTCGCCAATGCCTTTGACTTTCACGCGGTCTTCAACGCCGTAAACGTCTACACGCGGAAAATCTTTTGCATAGTCCGCAATGATTTTTGCAATTCCAACGGAATTGTATCTGCGGAAAACGATCTCGGTCACGCCGGGTCCAGCCTCGGTACTGATAGGAATAAGCCCGAACGCTTTGAGCATTCTGGGCTTCGCGTCATAGGTGCGCGATTTTAT